GCGCGCCGCAACTCTGAGCTTAAGCCACCGCCTGCGCCCGTTTCCAAAGCATTGTTGGAAAATACGCAAAATCTACGCAGAGCCCGCAACGCATTGACGCTTATCCAAGGCGGTAAAGTAGGCGCTTTGCAAGGCGACCCTAATGCTACCGGCTACAAAGGTTATGCGCCCGATTTTGCTTTGCAGCGTCTGGACCCCACAGGCGTTGATACCCGCGCGGCAATCGCTGACTTAGGCAGTTTGATTATTCATGACCGGTCCGGCGCTGCGGTTACGGCGTCTGAATACCCGCGTTTGGTGCCATTTATTCCCCGAGATAAAGATGAGCCATCGGTGGTGGAGAAAAAACTAAAACGCTTTATCCAAGAATATGAAGCCGTTCAAAAAGATTATGCGGATATGTATTCTGAAGACCAAGGGTATAAACTGCCAAAAAGTTTGACTAGCGGGGGCGGCGATGACATTCCGCCGGCACCCCCCGGCGTTGACTCAACCGAGTGGAAACACATGACGCCGGACGAGCGTAAACTATGGAAATGACACTTGAGCAGCAACGTGCGATAGCTAAAGCCCGCGCTCGCGCGCGAGCCGCCGAAGCCGAAACGCAGCAAGACCCCGGATATGTCTCCTCCGCCGGTGACTACCCGATTGAATTGCTGCGGCAGGCGCGAAATGTTGTTAGTGGTTTTGTTGAAGCCCCCGCCAAGGCAATGACTACTGCGGCGCGTGTCGCTGGCTTGCAAACGCCCGAAGAAGCCGCTGCGCGCCGTGAAAGCATTACTGGCGGGCTGGAAAATCTCATCGGCTACGAACCCACCGGAATGGGCTCTGGATTTGGTCGATTTTTAGGTGATACGGCATTAACTGCCGGCATCCCTGCGGCCACTGCTAAGACGTTAGGCGCAACTGGATTAGCGCCGACGGTGCTTAATTACCTTACGCCCGCGCTTGAGTCGGCTGGGTTTGGCCGAAATCTTAGCCTAACCCAACGCGCGCTAGGCGGCAGCACTACGGGCGCCGTTACAGGCGGGTTAACCAGCGAAGACCCTCTCTCTGGCGCTGCGGGCGGCGCGGTGCTTGGTCTTACGGCACCTATGGTTGGGCCGCTGGCGCGAGGGCTAAACGAGAATGTTGTGACGCCATTTGCTAAAGGCGCGTACAGCTTAATCGAACCGCTGTCCCAAGTCGGCAAAGAAGCTGTTATCAACCGGACCATCCGCAACGCATTTGCGGGTGATGAAGCCGCGATGCAGCAAGCGATTGACATGCTCCGCAACGGCTCAACGCTTCGCGACGTTGCCATCATGTTCGACAAGCCTGTATTGGCTGGGTTTGTTAACGCTGCCGAGCGCGTGCCGTTTGACGACATCGTTGAAGCCTACGCGCAAAAACGCGGCGCCGAAAACCTTGGCACCGTCAATCAACTGCTAGGCGCGCAGCAGGCCGCATCTCAAGCCGCTGAAGCCGCTCGCGCACAGGGCGCGGCGATGGTATCTGCGGCTGAACAAGCATTAGTAGCTACGCAGCAGCGGCTTGCCGCCAATAAGACGTTAACCGAGCAGCAGAAAGCCGCCGCACTTCAAAACGCCCAAGACGCGCTGACAAAAGCCAAACAGAACCTGATGGCGTTGCAGTCTGAAGCAGGCGGCGTAGCCGCCAGCCGTAATCAGTTATTGACTCAGAACGAGGCAGCGCGTCAGGCTGAAGTTGAAGCGGCGCTACCGACGCAAAGACCGGAAGTAATCGGCGGTCAGCTAGAGCAACTTGCCAAAACAAAAGAATCGGGCGCGTCTAACGCGGTTCGCGCAAAATTCAACGAAGTGCGCGAGGCGGGCGCGGGCGTCACTGGGCTGCCGGTAGATGACTTGGTGGGGTCTGCCAGAAACATTATTTCCGACGCTGCATTTGCACCTGGTGAAGCTCCCGAGGTAGCAAAAATACTGGCGCGGATGTCCCCCACCCCCCAGGCTGCGCCGGATGCTTTTTCGGCGATGTATGGCGGCGCTACGCAAGGCGCAACGAAACCCGCGACCGCTTCATGGCAAGACCTGATTGACTTGCGGGAGGCAATTAACAAAGACATCCGCGCTGTCAGCGGAAATATAGGTGCAGCGGCTAAACGCGGTAATTTGCTAAAGCTGCGGGGCGAACTAGACCAAAAAATTCAGTCATTGCCCGATGAATTAGTGCCGCCCGAACTGAAACAAATGGACGCCGATGCGGTAGCGTTTTACAAAGAAACTTATGTAAAACCGTTCCGCGTTGGCAAAACCAACATTAACTTTCTGCTCAGCGCCGATGGACAGCCGAAAGTTCCCGTGGAAAAAGCGGTGGACAATTTCTTTCAGCCGTTGTCCGGCAGCGGTGTCACCAAAGCCAACCGCTTTATGGACATGCTGGGCGACAACGATGAAGCGCTCGATGTCATGCGGAAAGGCATCCTTGACGTCTACCGCCGCAAAGTAGCGCCTGACGGTGTTCTGGATGCTACCGCACACGCCAAGTTCATGCGCGACTACGGCGACACTTTGCGGACGTTTGAGCAGCGCGGTTTAGCGATACCGGAGATTACGCAGCAAGGCGCCGCACAATCGGCGGCGGACGCGGCGGCAGCGGCGCTAGCCGCCGAGCGCGCGACGGCGACAAAATTAAGCGGCGGTGCGGCACCAACGCCGACGCAAAAAACCTTGCAACAGTTGTCTACTGAAATTCCCGCTGGCCGCGCTGCGGTCCAAACTGCCGCCCAAGCTGTTCGCGAAGAGCCGGCGCTTGTGGCCGCGCAAGGCAAAGCAACTGCGGCGCAGCTACAACAGCAAGCCGCGACAGAGCGAACCGCGTTGACAGCGGCCAAACAAACCGCAGCCGAACTGCCCGCCACCGCCGAATCGGTGGCGGCGGAAGCGGGCGCGCTAAGCCAGAAATACAACGTCGCCCCCGATAAACTGTTGCCTACCTTGGTGCAAGATTTGCCGGAAGCGCAAGCTATCGTCGCCGATGTCAAAAAGGCGATTGCCAATAGCGCGACGTTTGCCGACCTGGCGGCCAGAGGCGACAAACTGGGTTCAAAGCTGCTGGATGTAAAACCCGCTGAGTTTGTCAAAGCGCCGATGGGCATTCTTAAAGAAATCGTGTTTAACATTATTAGCCGGCGTGTGACGGGCATGGCGCGTAAAGAGCAAGCGGCTGAGATTGCGACCGCGCTGCTGAACGAAGGCGAAACCGCGCGGTTTATCGAACGGGCGCTTGCCGCCGGCGAATCTGGGTATAAGACCGGTAGTTCACGGGTCCGGCAAGCCTTGTCTCCTACCCCGCCAAAACGTATATCAAACAGCATTAACGCGCTGTCTAACAACTCAAACGTCAACCAACTCGGAGCGCCGTAGTGGACCTTCAGACTATTTTCAACGTCGGGTTAGGCGCCGTGATGGCAATTATCGGGTGGTTTGGCCGCCATGAATGCCAATGAGAAGCTGTCGGTCTGGGTCACTCTCATTGCTACGGTCACGTTGTCCCTAATTCTCATTTCGATGGTCAGCGGCATGATGATTGGGTTGTTTGACGAGAAAGTGGACAACAACAAAATCTTTGAAGCTGTTCTCCCCGCGTTCCAGACCATCGTGGGGGGATTCATTGGCCTGATTACCGGCATTAAGATTGCCACTGACCAACGCACAGACGATAAAAGTAAGGGAAAATAGTGGACTACCAAACACTTTTTAACATCATCCTTGGCGTTGTGATGACGATTATTGGGTGGTTTGGCCGGTCATTATGGGACGCCAGCATTGCACTCCGTGCAGACCTTTCTAAGCTCCGCGAAGACATCCCCCGCACCTATGTTGCCCGTGAGGATTACCGTGTAGACATCCGCGAAGTGAAAGAAATGCTGGTTCGTATCTTTGACAAATTAGACTCCAAGGTGGACAAATGACGTTTGAAGACGCATTCAAAGTACTCATCGGGCACGAAGGCGGCTACGTCAACGACCCGAAAGACCCCGGCGGCGAGACAAAGTACGGCATATCCAAGCGCGCCTATCCGGGTGAGGACATTGCCGGCCTGACGCTGGCGCGAGCCCAAGCCATCTACCACCGCGATTTCTGGGATATTATCCACGCCGACGAACTACCGAAACACGTTCGCTTCGCCGTGTTCGACGCGGCGGTCAATAGCGGTGTCCGACAGGCTGTCAAATGGCTTCAGCGCGCGGTGGGCGTCTCGGATGATGGTGTCATTGGCCACAAGACCCTAAGCGCGATAGTGGCAATGGAACCGTACAAATTGACCGCAGTATTCAACGGCCAGCGGTTGAAATTCATGACCGAGCTAGAGACGTTTGGCCGGTTTGGCAAAGGCTGGTCCCGGCGTATTGCCGAGAACCTCATCAACCTACCGTAGGGGGCGTCATGCAGTATTTCATCGACCGGGCTAAAGAGCCCAGCACCTGGCGCGGGCTGGCGCTGTTCGCTGGCGCCGTAGGGCTGCACATCGCGCCCGAGGCGCTTACCACTATCGGGAGCGCCGTTGCTGCGGTTATTTCGATGATTGAGGTACTGCGGAAAGGCTAATCAGCCGGTCGAGATACCAGCGGGCCTTCCGCAAGTCCTCGACCCCGCCCTTGCGCTTCCAACGCCATAGGTACTTGATGGCGTTGGCGGTGCAGACTGCCTCGATGCCTTCCAAACCGACTGTGGCGGCCTGTAGGGCGTCGATGCACTCGACGCCGCCTGCGGTGTAGTGGGCGGGATGGTTGACCGTATCGCTCACGCCAGCATCTCCCGGCGCTCGCGCTCCATCCGAATAGTGCAATAGCGCTGGTGCAGGCGCAGCATGATAGTCAACCGCCGCGCGCCTGCGCGCTCATCATCCAGCATCTGTTTCACTTGGTCTTCTGACATCGTTGGTAAATTCACCAACAGTTCGCGCCACGTCATCATTTAAGTGCCTCCTGGGCAATGTCCGACAGACTGCGCTTATCCGCTAGCGCAGCCCAGATTTTCTCGTCTATCGTCTGCTCCGCCAGAAAGACATAGCACCATACAGCGTGCTTTTGTCCGCTGCGATGCAGCCTGCCGATGGTCTGCTCATAGAGTTCCAGCGACCAAGGCAACGACAGAAAAACCATCTTGCACCCGCCATGCTGCAAGTTAAGGCCATGTCCGGCTGACCGGGGGTGCAGCAAGAGGAGTTCGACTTTACCAGCGTTCCAGCGCTCGATAGCACGGTCATCCTCCAGCGTCACGGCGCGAGCGCCGTAGCGGGCCTTAAGGGTGGCGAG